TTACCGCCTGCTATCAGCTAAATCGGTATTATACTCGCGCCCGCGCACGTACACGAAACCATGTATCTCTCGCTCGGCGACACGTGCTGGCAATGTCGGCTTATCATCAATATACACGTCGTATGGCAATCGTGCCTTACTCATCGACGGGGCGACACTGCGAAACTCATGATACTCGATATCATGATCCGCAAGCCACGTTTGTTTGGCTGTGTTGAGCGTGGCTGTGGTGTCAGTCAACTGTGGATGTGCGGTCACAATATCAACCGTGTGATAGTCACGGAGTAATGAGACGGTTGCACTCAGGTCGGGTTCACACGGTGTGATTGCATCTGTGTGGTCAATCCATGCCGTGTCAAATGCGTTGAATAGTGTCTCAGCACCGTATTTCTCAATCGGGAGCTGCCAATCGTCAATCTCGTAATAGTCGAGTCCGTCGCAACCGTCATCAGCAGCGATCTCTGTTGCGACTGGAAGACTCTGTGCAAGTGTCGAGTCTAAGTCGAGTGCAACCCGCATCGATATGTGATATTCTGTGATGGCGATTCTAATAAGTCTCACTTGATACAGGTTTATATTATCTGAATACTTTATTCAACTATACAATGCAATCAGCAAATGTCGGACGTGTTGGGCAACGCGTGCTTGTTCATTATCACTCAGCAACAACCCATGAGCGAACCGTGCTTGAATGTGAAGTGGCGACAGAAACTGAGACGACAACCATACTGACTGATGGCGTGCATCAGTATCGGATTGACACAGATCGGAATTTATGGCAAGGACAGGGGCATGGCTCAGAACAGGTCGGACGCCATGCCACTATCACACCGCTTACGCGGTGAGAGGATTATTCGACTTCTACTTCGACGCCTTGGTGAACACTGAGCGTCTCAGCAATCACATCTTCTGTATCCGGCAAAAACGCTTCTAACTGATTACGATACGTCATTGCCTCGTCGCGTTTCTCGAATACGGCAGCTGTCTCATCCGCTCTTTCTGGATTGATAATCTTCACTCGGAACACTTGATATGCGGATTCGCTTTTGAATTTTGGTGCACTCATCGATTATGCCTCCGTTGGTTTCGCGGTCGATTTCGGAACACTGTGACAGCAGGCAACGGACCGTGACGTGTCATCTTCGACCGCCCGCATCGTCTTGCCAATCGCTCGTGTGACGCTCTGTCGGAACTCTTTGGCACGCACAGGTGTCACGGTTGACTGTCCAGCGGTGCGATTCACCCAGTTACCGTGCTCATTAAGATAGTAAAACTCGGTCGGCGCGGGTGCACGTGGTTGCACGCGCAAGGCACGGTCGTCCTGAAAGACTGCCTGATTCGCCTCATCAAGTGAGGTCAGTGCTACTCTGTCGAGTGTCTGTGTTTCAGACATTACATATTCACTTAGGAGAGGAGAGTATATAAGTCCGTCGATTCGATACTTGACCGGCGATAATCGTCACCTGTCAGATGCGAGATGTATGAACGGTTCAACAAGATCGTGCTCGTCCAACAATGACACATACTCATCCAACGCTTCACCGTCCTGTATGACAGCCGTGATAAACTGTTTCTCAGCCGGTGAGCACATGACCGTCACCGTCTCCGCATCCGGTATCGCCGGTGTCTCAACCCCAGATGACATACCGTCTGTGCCGCGTCCCGTGTCAACACGCTCGGGTTCATCATCAACGTCTGGCAACTCAGGCGATTCTGGTTCATCGTCAATGATATCGTATAACTCGGTTCGTTCCACACCCATCTCGGCGAGTTCATCCGCGTCGAACACATCAGCATAGGCGTCCATCCGATCCATATCAACATGTCCACGGGCACGATTATGCTGAATAGTTGCGACACGCGCATCATCACCAGACACAGCAAGTCCAACAACAGGCACCCATCCGGCGGGCACATCCGGTGGCGTCAGTGACGCGTCCGTCGCAAGTGCATCGGAATCAGCAACAGTCCATCGCTGCTCGCCATCAATAATAAAATGCTCAGTCGGATGCACGACAATTGGCGCTGTCCACCCATTTGTTGAGATCGAGTTGACCAGTATCTCGTGTTTTGTGCTGGTCATCTCGTTTGGATTATAGCTATTCGGAACAATTGCATCGCGTGGCACCCACTCGCAAGCGAGATACGTGTCTGTTGTGAGGGATGTATCCGTCATACAACAGCGATAGAACCCGCATCGAGTAAAGGCAACTGTCACATCCAATTTTGAAATATACATTTCCCCACGTCACAAATGTATATATACATTTGAAATGTACATATACATCTTCAATATACGTGTGTAGTATGTGGGACGTATTGTTGCCGTTGCGATTGCAGTTACAGTTGCAGCTGTGACAAACGCGGTGTGTATGACTCATCGTCATAGATTGTCGTGTGTATGTACACACGCCCAAACGCGGAGAGTGCTAGTCTTTCATCACTCGCGCATCTTTCGCCACAACACGCCCACCACTGAGATCATCAGTGAGTGCTGTGAGCAACCCGTTATCATGTAGTGTAACGCGATACGGACAGGCAACGTGCACACGAAGGCGACATTTATCATCGGCGGTGACAACGACTTCTGCGCTGACAGTGCGCTGTGTGGTATCATCGACTGGTGTGTAACCTATCATCACGGTCTCGCCGGTCGCAAGGTCGGATACAGTCACGTTCTCTCACTCCATATTATACTAAGAGCGGTAAGTTAATAAGAGTTTTGATGTCTGATTGTGAGACTGATTGCTCATCGGACTTCGACAGACTTATATACTCTCCTCCCGTAGTAACAAGTGAGGAGAGAAAGCACATGACAGATAAGTCTCACCTCGACAGCGGTCAGCGAGTTGAACTGCACTACCTGAAACAGCGCAAGTTCCAGCGAAATGGACGCGTCAGTGTCAAAATGAGAGTCGCATACGCGAATAACAAACTTGCCTATCTTGAAGACGAAGAGCCAGCGGATGACAACCAGCTTGTGATTGACTCTGAGAACGACGTTTGGTTCCGCCCAGATGGCGATGATCGAAAGAAGGATATCTACTATGGCACGGCTGCTGAGATTGAGGTGCTCGCGGAAATACGCTAACGGTTGAACCTCACCTGATTTCGTAATACTTATATACTCTCCCCTCCTATGTGTATGTGAGGAGAGAGAAAATATGCGTGCCGAATACAGCGTTGAGCGATACCGAGAATTATACGTTGAACACCAGATTGAGCAGTCAGAACAGCCACAGCCAGACACGAATGTGACGGAGGACGCCGAATGACAGCCGCGACACCGAGCGGTGCCTATGGCGCAGTGAAGAATGACGCACACGGTTTTATTGGTGACTACCAGACAGCCGATGGCGTGTATCGGCTCTTTGCCGACACGGACGAACAGGCAGTTGTCTTCACACCTGCATGGAACGTCTCAGCGGAGTTTTCAGTCTCTGTTGACCAGTCGATAGGGAAGTTCCGCAATACCTACAGCGCGGAAATGCAGGCGATTACAGAGACAGAGACAGAGTTAGAGACAGAGTTAGAGACAGAGGTGCGAACGGCATAGGGGCGACAGTATTTATTGGGCGTGTGGACGTGATACCGAGTGTCCACTGTTGCCTTCAACAGCCGGGAAAGGTGACAGCACACTGATGAGCTATCAGTTTTCACAACCGGCTTCCTGATAGCGAGGTAACAGGGCAACCGCTCTTTTCTATGCCGTCATAATTACCCGACGCGCAACCCACACTATAGATGATGGATCACATGGATGGACCACACCGATTTGTGCCAGCAACAGACCTGACAGTCGGTATTGACCCGGATTATTACGAAGATGGATATTTGCACGCACTTGCCGAGCAGATCGAGCGTAATGGGATTGACCAGAGTATTATCGTGGTTGATGGACATGTTGTCGCTGGCTACGAGCTTGTACTTGCAGCTCGAACACGTGACCTGTTAGTACCCGTCATTTACATTGGTGACGCGTTAACTGACCTGCATGACGGCTGACGAGGAACCAACTGTCGTTACTGATGTTGAACTTGTCCTGACCGACGCACTGCAACCGTACAATAACAATCCAAAAGAACATCCGTCAGAACAGATTGACGCAATCGCAGAGAGTATTCAGAACAGCGACGGATTTGACGTGCCAATTGTCGCACACCATCGTGACAGTGGCGTTCCTGAGATCATTAAAGGGCATGGACGCGTCCAAGCCGCACAGCAACTTGGGCTAGCGAAAGTACCGGTTATCTGGCGTGATGATATGTCTGATGAGCAGATTCGCGCTGCACGAATCGCCGATAACAAAACGCAAATGGAGAGTGGCTTTGACTTTGACGCACTCGAAGACGAGTTTACAGAGCTTGAGATGGACTTTGAGATCGAAACCGAGTCACTCGCCATGCAAACCGGCTTTGAAGCCGACATTGTTGAGGACCTGACCGCTAACGACGACCCATCAGCAGACGACCTCTTTGAGACAGACGACACAGACGACTCATCAGCGGATGACGACACTGTTGCTGACGATGATGCTGAACCGATTGACACAGCCACAGCTACCGATACCGAAATTGATAATACGAGCACGGATGCTGAGACGGATTCTTCGAGCACTGATGATACATCGACGGACGGGCAGACGAACGAGACAGACGCAAGCGAGTCTGTTGATGCGTCAACAAGTGATGCTGTCGATACTGGTGCTAATGACGCTATTGACGACAGCGACAATCGTAGCGATACTACTGACGATGATGATAGCAACGGCGTGACGAATACCGACAGCGAAAGCGACAGCGACACACAGACTGTTGGTGATACAACATGCCCTGAGTGTGGGCATCAATTCATCGCAGAATAATTCAAGAAGAGTTAGCGAGATAGTGATAGAGAGAGATAGAGAGAACATCTACCATCACCTCCCCGCCCTCAGCGACGGTGGCGGTTGCTGATCTTTGCTGACGCCCTATCGGTTTCCCTATGCTTGGACTGAGCCTCACTCGGTGATGGCACTTGCGTTTATCAATCGCGTGGTGTAATAGTTACGCATAGCATGGCACCGACCGATATTGAACTCTCAGTTGCGATTATCTATGCACCGTGGGATACGGCACGCCAACGCAATTCGATCCGGCTGTCACAAACACTCGACAGGATGGGCATTACGAATGAGCGCGTCCGTGCGAAACAGGATGAATCGTTATGGGAGACAGCACAGCGTGCATGGCTACAAACACCAGCAACCGCGACACATCGACTGCTATTCCCAGATGATGTGGATATTGTCGATAACTTTGGCACGCTTGCGACTGACGCCCTCGCAGAACGCCCACAATCGCCTGTGTCGTTCTTTCTGTTACACTCCGACATCGTTGCCGAAGCACGAGAGCGCGGCGTCTCATGGGCGAAAACAGGCGGTGCATGGGGACAGGCAATCTGCCTTCCAACAGAATATATCGATCAGATGCTCACATGGTGTGACGAGTCTGTCAAACCAGACGTGACACACGATGATGTGACGGTAAGCGTGTGGGCAATGTACGATCTTGACGAGCAATTCTGGAACACCGTCCCATCACTTGTTGAGCATATCGGCGCTGATGACTCACTACTCGGCAATCAACCACCGATTGACCGAACAGCAGCGTGGTATGACCCGGACGTGACGTATGATGATGTTGCGTATGATGTACAGGAGAATATCCCGTCACAAGGACCACCGTACAATGGTGCGCGTGACCGTGAGATACTGTATCCAAATGTGAAAGCAGAAATCGAGTCGCGATTATAAGGACTATCCGGCGATCATCGCCACATCCACATCACGGTGGTTCAACTGACTCACCTTCGGTGTGTTTCTTCATCTCTGCCACCAGCGCCTTATCCCAGTACGCTGCCAACTCGCGGTCGGTGACAAGTCGTGCATCATCGGGGTCGTCATCGACACCGTTCACAAGCACGCCTTCACGCCCGCGTTTTTCGTAGCCTTTCTCAACGACTTCGCAGATTTTCAACCCGTCAATTGTGATTTTGTCGCCTTCCGCAACATCGTCGCTGTCTGTGATAAACACTGACATTACATATACACATAGGAGGGGAGAGTTAATAAATCTTACGAACTCCCATGACGATCCGTTGCGAGCAACAAATAAAAAATAAAATAAAACGAGAGTGGTCGGTGTTTAATCGTCCATCAATTGCATCTGCCCATACTCACAATGTGGGCAATCAGTCGCTGGCATCCGAATATCTGTGAACCCGCAACTCTCGCACTTCGTCATACCGTCTATCATTCGTCGTTCACCTCAAAAACGTGTTTAATACACACGTCGTCAGTCGAGTATGTCAATAGTTTGTTTTCACATCCATCGACTGTGCATCTGTGTTTGTCAGTGTAATTGGCTCTGTCGCTGTCATTATGACTGCCAACAACGGTCGCATTATAACACGGATACTCACCGGAATTTATCATCCGCAATACGTGCTCACGCGCTTCTTTCTCGCATGTGATTCTTGGATCACCGGCTGCCTCAACAGTAAACTGGTCTGTTATCTCAACAAAGTATGTGTCTTCGCCCTGTTTTTCTGGCTCAACGTCACTGTCATCTCGCGGTCGCTCTGTCTCTGTTTCAGACATTACATATTGTCTTAGGAGAGGAGAGTTAATAAGTCTTTTGTGTTAGTGCTTGAGCGAGATTAACCTGCCGGTCAACGTGACCGGTCAACCTTTTTCTGTAAATCATCGGCGCGTACCTCATAGCTCTCCGCGCATGATGGGCAGATAAGCTCAACCATTGTGGTATCGTCGTCAGACGCGAGGTCTTTGATGTGATCTTCCATCTCAGATTTCGTCTCGTCAACGACATCCTCTTCAAGTTCGTCGTAATCAACATCGGTTTCAAGCATCTGGTCAAGCTCTTCATCATCAAATCCGACTGCATCTTCGATCTCGCGCAGTTCAAACTTGAGTTTCTCATCCTCCCAGTCTGATAGTTCACTGACTTTGTTGTCGGAGATACGGTACTCTTGTTTTTCTTCAGCCGACAACTCACGTTCAACTTGCGTGTGTATCTGCCCGTCATTAATACGACGTAGATTGGCAGCAAGCGCCGTTCGCCCGCGTGATTCAGCATCTGCAATCTCTGTGGCTAATTCATCGGCGAGTTCTTGGACGGCTTTGTAGCGTCCATGCCCAGAGATTATTTCACCATCATCGTCAACAATAATCGGTTGGCGAAATCCAAACTGCCTGATTGAGTCTTTGAGTTCGTCAATCTGCTCATCTGGATGTTCCTGTGGGTTCCGATGATACGGACGAATATCGTCAAGGTCTTGCACAACAACTTGCATTTCTGAGTCTGGCGTCTTACTCATACGTCTCAGTTATCCATCCGCGCTCTGACAGTGTTAATCTTGTCAACACAGTCGTTGGCGAGTTTGATGTTAAACTCGTTCCCAATAAACCGACACCTCGCTTCTAATGATGCAACCGCCGCACTCCCACTCCCACATAACGGATCAAGAACCACGGGTGTATCCGCCGGAACATCCGACGCCGCGTGTGCGATTGTGTTCTTACACAGTGATAGCCCATACTGCATACTCATATCATGATCCCATTCATACTCGGGTGCAGTCCCACCGAATATCATCTTGTTTTTGCGCAAGTCCTGACTGCCACGATACCGCGTTATTTGTGTGGTCTGATTGTACAGCACCGGATCAAGAAACGTCTCTGTCGTATCATCATCGAGTGATGCGGAGACGATGACAAGCCCGTCAACGTGGTCAGCAATCGTGTTCCGTAATTCACGAAGCATCTGCTCGTGTGTGATATTCGTGGCTGATTGCCCAGCCTGTTTCTCGCGCATCGTCGCAAAATATGACATCATCCGCTCATTCCACGGTGGGTTCGTATAGCAAATATCCGCAGTCTCGCCATCAAGCAGTACCTCAAAATCAACCTCGTGTATTGATTTGGTTTCAACACGGTGTGGACCCGTTGTCAGCATTATACCTCGTCCTATGACGGCATCAGTGTAAAACTCCCAGCCTCAGATGCGTTGCCACCGCCTATGAATCACTTGCAGTACCAGTGTCAGCGTCTACGTCACCGTCTGGATGTCCCATCGTGTCGCTCGCGATAAATCGAATACAGCGCCCATTCACATCCGCACAGACAAATTGCTTGTCTCGATCTGCCATTGCACGTGCCAGACGCCCCGTACCAGCACACGGGTCTAATACAGTGTCATATGTATCTGCGACGTAGTTGAGACAGCCTGCAACCGTCTGTGCATCATAGCGCGGTGGGTCTGCGCCATTCCAAAGTAGGAGAAAACAATCCGTATTATGTGCTTCAAACTCGACTTCATGCAGGTCATGTGGCTTGAGCCAGTTGAGATTATTTTTGCCACCAACAACGAACGCTGGCACGCCAAGATCCTCAATCAAATTATTCAGCGACATCATATACCGCTCAAAGCCGTTTGCAGGCGGGTCTTCCATCGCTTTCTCCATAAACTTCTCATAGCCGTTTCGCCATGCTGGCTCGGCATATACAGCGGTTGCATTCTCAAAGACTGGTAACATGCCGTCGTGAATATCGTGTTGCACGGCGACAGAGCCATCCGCCGCATATCTGTCGAGTGGCTCACACTGGTCAATGCTATTACCACCGACGCCTTTGACTGCGGAGTGATACTCTTTGATATAGTCAGTCACTAGCTACTATTTGACGGACGGTGTAATTGAGTATTTCTCTCAGACGTTCACGACACGTCATTCACACCCGGTGTCGGGCTATCTGTCTCAACGTAATTCGCATAGCCGTCAACAGGTTTCCGGTTGATAACTGTCGTCTTATCCACACGTGCGCCCATCGTCCAGTACGTGTAGTCACCAATATCACAGACGCGATAGTCACTGCCCCAAAACTCCATGTCGTATCCGTTACATCGGATGAACACAATTGACTTGTAGAATCTGTCATAATGGGCTTCTGCGAGACTATCAAGTGTCAGATACTCGTGTGGGGCACCTTTTTCCGCGTATGTTGTGGCAAATGTAAAGTCAAATTGCCCGAACCAGTCGGCGTAGTCTGTCACATCCATAGGTGATACTTCGTCGCTATCAGCATCAGTATATTGACTGAGTGTCGGTTGTGCTGTCTTGTTTGTGTCTCTCATATCTATCCTAGGTGCTGAGTATATGTAAGTATTCCGATAGACAATTGCGAGAACAGTTGCTCATCGGACTTCGACAGACTTATTAACTTCCCTCTCCTAGTAGTGAGTGTAGTATGTCTGAGAGTATCAGAACACCGGACACAGACGGTCGATGCCCAGATTGTAACCACCGCGATTGGGACTTCTGGACGAAATATATGCCAGATGCACCCGTTATCTCAGTGCACGTATGCGAGACGTGCGGCTTCAGTTACCGCTATGACGAAACAAACGACGGCGCGATTGTGAGCACACCCGGACGTGCACACCGCGATGCCACGGAGGTGTCACGATGAGTGAGACACAGACTATTACCGATGATCCTGAGCCGTCAGTACACATGCTCGACGCATCCGAGGTTCGGAATGTGTTTATTCGGATGGAACTCGCGCCTATCTGTCAGAAGTCAGTGACGATTGACCACGAGTTTCCACATGGTAGACGGACGAATGGCACCGAGCTTGCGCTGTACCAGTTGTCCTACGCCGGTGATTGGGCGGTGGAGAATGTTGTTGAGGCGGTGTTTAATGAAGGCACTGAGCCACGGTATCAGACACGGAACGAGGGTCTTGACGCGCTGTTCGACTACATGACCGTGGACAGCGAGGCGGTTGATATAATTACAAAGTGCCGCTTTGAGATTGCAGCCGCACGCTCGGACTATGATACTAAGGGGTCGGATGTATCGGTACGCGCTCAGGTTGCGAAGCAGCGCGTTGACTATCTCGTTGCGAATCGGTCAGACCACATGGACGACTGAATACTATCGCGTCGTGTTGTTGCCGCCTTCTTTTTATCGCGTCTCCAACAGTCCGGCGATGATCGCCACATCGGCACCCAGCATCCGCCATCCGCATCCGTACTCACTACATACTACACACGTATATTGGAGATGTATATATACATTTCAAATGTACATATACATTTGCAGTCGGGGTGAAATGTATATTTCAGATCGAATGGTGAATGTGGTTGTCACAACCGCCATCCGATGTATTCTATTGCTCATCCATAACCGCCAGACTTATTAACTCTCTCCTTCTAATATAGATTGTAGTATGTCAGAGAGTACGACAGAACATGAGACAGTTGCACAGAACAACACAGAACGAGTATGGATTGTTGTTGAAGAACTGGAAATGCGTACACGGATAC